CCTGTAATGGCTTTTGGCGTTGTTGCACCAATAGTCATATTGTCCATTGTTCCTACATTGGTAGGTTTAATTTCAACTGAGCCTGTGCCTGTAGGGTTTATATGGACATGACCAGTACCAGTAGGGCTAATGTCTATTTGTGCGTTTGTACCGTTTAAATTGGTAGAAACATTAATTGACGCATTATCACCACCACCTGCACCAACGCTAATTTGAGTTGTTCCAGCAGAGTTTTTAAGGGATAAACCACCTGAATTTGATGCTTGTACTATAGGTGTAGTAAGGCTTGTAGAAGCAGTTGCGGTAGTAAATGCACCTGTTGTTGCGGTGGTAGCACCAATGGTAGTACCATTAATCGTGCCGCCTGTAATTGCTACTGCATTAGCGTTTTGCGTAGACATAGTGCCAAAGCCACTATTGTCTGTATTAGTTAAAACGACTGTGCCTGTATATCCGTTGACAGAAGTTACTGCGTCTGTATTGTCTATTTTTTGCCATGCTGACCCATTGTAAACAGCCCAGTCACCCACTTTCCAATCTGTAATCCCGTTAAGATTAGTGCTACCAGCAACAGATACCACATAGTAGTAACCCTTAGTACCAACAGACGAAACAAGAGTAGGGGTATTTGTGCTGGCATTCCATGTTCCTTGGTAATTTAATGCGCCTAAAACTGCTGCGGGTAATTGACTGACAGGTACTGTGCCTGAGCCATCTAATGTAGCAACACCATTAGCTACACCTTTTTGTGCAGTCGCAACATAATCGCTAATAGTTACACCATTCATCGTGCCACCAGTAACAGATATGTTGTTACTGTTTTGCGTTGACATTGTGCCTAAGCCTGTAACATCAGTATTAGGTATAGTCGCAGCAGCAGTCATTGCTGAAGTGCCATTGCCTTTTACATAACCAGTCAATGTAGCTGCGCCAGTACCACCATTTTCTACAGGTATTGTGCCTGTTAATTGATGGTCTGCGTTCCAATCACTTGGTCGTACAACACTTGTGTCATCCCCATCAGGTATCGTTGAAACCTTGGTATGTTTGACTGTAATAGCCATTATTGAACTCCAGTTACACGACCATCAGGACCTCTTACGATTGTTCTTGGTCGATTATTTTGCTCATTAATTGTGTTAACTAATTGACTGATTGCGCCTGCCATCTCTTGATTACCACGACCAATAGCGTCTGCAATAGGCTGCATAGGATGTTGCATAGCTTGTGCCATATCTTCTTCATTTGCATAAGCCATTGCGCCATCAGAGTCATCAGAGCCAATACGAGCTACTTCAATCTTAGCGCCATTGTTAATGTGAGCTAACAACACTTGAGTATTGCGCTCTGTCATCATTTTCATTTGCGCTACTTTTAGCTCCATCTCTCTGTCCATCTGATTACGCTGTTCTTCAAGTTGGAATTTAAGTTGATTTTCTTGTGCTTGGAATTCCTGTTTAGCTTTCTCAACCTCAATTTGTGCCTGCATCTTCTGCTGCTCAATTTGTGCTTGCATCTGCATCTGTTGCATCTTAGCTTGTGATTCCATTTGCGCTTTTTGAATCTCAGGTGCTGGTTGTTTAGGCTGACCTTTAGTCATCTCGTACTGTTTACGCAAATCATCAGCAGTCTGGTCAATAATGCCTTCTAATTGTTTACCAGCTTTAAATGCTGTTACGCCAAACTTCAGCATTTCCATTAACATTGGTGTCAATTCAGGTGCTTGTGTAGCTGCTGGCAGAGCCATTTGCATAAACTGACCTACTGCTGCTAAAAATGCTGTTCTGTCAGCTTTTTCTTGCTGTTCATCTTGGTAAATCATTGAGTCAGAAGTGACCTCAATTCTAAAGTTTTTAGCGCACTCATCACGCAATAGCTCAATCGCTTGCGGAATAAGTTGTTTATCTTGGTCAGATAACTGCATTGCACCAGAAATCTTAACTAGCGTGTCATCAGTAAAATGATTGCAAATAATCTGCGCTTTAATACTTAACAAGCTAGTAGCAAAGTCAACAACTGCGTGCTGCTGAGTTTTTAAACGGCCTGCTGCATTATTTGACTTAATAATTTGGGCGCCAAGCGTGTCATTAGGGTCAGACTGACCACGCTGAATGTCTGCAATACCCATTAATTCATAGATTTGACCTTTAACCTGGTCCATTGCTTGATAGCATGACATCAATGCGCTTGCGAATGGCGCTAAATCTACTAAATCAATCGCACCTTTCATGCCTTGCTTCTCAGCAAAAGCCATCCAGTTACTTACTGGAATCATGGTGTTGTTTTCGCCTTCAGAGAATAAGCGTTGTAGCTCACTTGCTGAAGCGTCATATACACCACGCACTTTCAATGCGTTAATCAAGCCATCAATTCTGTCGCATAAAACATCTAATTCTCTTGCTTGGTCCTGATAAATAGTAAAGTCAGGAATAGGCTCTAAAGAGTCAGTTGTTAGTGTTGCATATAGTGGTTTTGGGCATGGCCAGAAGTTTTCAAGACCTAACGGGTCATCTCTTTCGTCAACAATTTTGCCGAGTGACTTAGAAATCCACAATACTTTGCCTGTTTCTTTGTCCCAGACTTCGTATATCACCGCTTCATATACTCCATCATCAGACTTGTACGACTGTTTTAAGTCATCAGGCTTTGTATCTAGAGGTATCTTATAACCTAATTCTTCACCAAAACGCTCAACAAGCGCAGGCCTAGACATATACACTCTGCGCCAGACTGCTGTTACTTCTTCCCATGTGCGAGCAATCGTATGCCCAAAGTCACGCCAATGGACATAGTCAACAGGGCAGCACTCATACTCAATACGCTCTTGTGACTCAATCTCTGTAGCTTCTGGCGTTTCAGCTTCGTCACTATCTTCAGTTACGCTTAGCCCGTCATCAGGCATATCTTCTGCGCCAGCTTCTTCACCTACAATATGTGGCTCATAACGCACCCAAGCTACACCACGACCACCTAACAATCTGTCTAAGACAGCGTTATTCATTGCTGACTTATAATCACCATAATGCTCAATCTCAAACTCTAATGCTCTTTCAAGCATCATTGACGCTACACGACCTATTGGGTCATTGTCCCTAAACCTACGGCTAACATCAGGTCGAGGAAGTCTTGCAAAGATAGCTGGCTGTATAGTCTGCACATTGCTCCAGAGTATGTTGAAGCGTGCATTAGGGTTTCTGTCGTATCGGCTATCATCTTTATATTTCTTTACAATGCGGTCTACTCTGGCTTCCCAACGCTTGTAGCTGCGCTCATAGCCCATAATTGTTTTATACCAGTCCTCATAAGTATGATTGACTGTAGCTTTATCATTCGCCATCAAATTCTCCCTCTTGAAGTCTGTGGCGTCTGTTTCCACAAATCGTTCAAGCTAACATCGGTTTTACCTACAAATACCCCTTTAATCGAGTCATCTTTCGAGGGTAACTTAGCTTCTTCTTTCCATGCAATACTCAGCATCCTAAATGCGTCTGCACCATGGCTTGTCCAATCGTGCCTAGGTTTATCTCTAAACACTTTTTTATCTTCATCGTACTCACGCTGGTACTGCCTTAAACATTCAATGCCATCTTCGCACTTATGGTCAAACCAAGCCCTGGTCAATGCCAATCTGCTTGCTTGAATTCCATCTTGTAGTGACAAACTTGGCACAATTTTCATTGATTTTAACGCAATTTTGTCTGAAAGTTGTTCAATTATGCTTCTATTTGAGGCAAGTGTCTTAGCTCGTGCATCGTGAGGTAAGTAATGTGTACCATACACATAGCCTTTTTCTTTCTCTCTCGATTGAATTATGCCTGAGTAAAACGCTACAGGCTGACCATTTGACGAGTGATAGTCAAGCATACGAATTTCACCATGCACTACTTGAAACCACCATATTGCCGTATCGTCTGAATAGCCAAGGTCCCATGCTGTATGCACAGGAAACATAGGGTCGTACTCAATATCTGTAATTCTGCCTTGGTCTGTGATTTGGCGCATTTCCTTACCATAGAAAGCACCTAGGATTGCGGACTCAAAGTCACATTCAAACTCTTGTAGATATTGGTCCTGCGTCATTGACTTAGCTGCGTCTTGTAGCTCAGAAGCTGGTATTAAACCAGTCTGACTGGCTCTCAGCGTTTTAGCGTACCAATCGCTGTCTTTAGTCGCATTGTTGTATATGTCCCAAAAAGCATTATGCCCTTTAGGTGTGCCAATGAATACAGCCCAACCTAATCTGTCTGCAAGCAGCGGACGAATAATCTCACCCCATATTCTAGGGCGCATATCGGCATACTCGTCTAATACTATGCCATCAAGATACAAACCACGGAGACTATCAGCGTTATCAGCACCAAACAAACGAATCCTTGCACCATTTATTAACTCTACCCATAATTCGCTTTGGTTTGCTTTAGCCATGACAGGTCTACTAAAGCGTAATAAGTAGTCCCATGCAATGTTTTTGGCTTGGCTGTAATAAGGCGCCACATAGGCGTAGCGACCATCTTCTTTATTCTCTATAAGTGCTTTGTATACCAGCTCATTAATGCAGCTTACTGTCTTACCGCACCTACGATGAGCCACTATTACTGCCCATCGTTGACTTCTTTCGTGAAAGTCTAGGAATACATCTCTAGGCTTGTAGTCTAGCTCTACATCTATTACTTCTTCCAAGACACAACCATTCTTTGTGGTGCTTTCTCATCTCCTACTACTTCAGTACGAGCAAGTTTAGGCACATGGTATTCCATTACAGTCTGTAGCATACCAAATGCTTTCTCAGGATTAGGTGCGACTATGTATTTACCTTCATCGTTTTGTATGCCATCAGCAACGCTTTGGAGCCACTCTTGCATTTTGTGTGCATTGCCATCAACAAACTTGGCAATCGCTTCCCTAGCTGCGGTAGTGCTTTTATTGGGCACTCCTGGCTTTCTACCTGCTCTATTTAGGTTATCTTCAACA